GTTACCTCGCCTGCTATCTTTTTATACCTATAAGGAGCACTTCCTGCCTGCCGCAAGCCGAGAGTTTTTCTTGTTGCTTTGTTGACTAAGTTATGCCGCCGTGCCGACGGTCTGTATGGCTGGCCTGGTCTCACATCTTTTATCATGACGACACCGTAGGTAAGTTAGATAAATTGCCTTCGGGATATATCTGATAAACATAAACGCCGTGCGGTTTAGGAATTATAATAGGATCTTCTTCTGTGCCTTTGTTTTCCTCTTTTACATGTATGGTAACCTGATCGAAACCGTTTACCGTCCCTATATCGCCAACCTCCGGTATGTTTACATTATCTCTCGGCGGTGTGTAGGAAAAGTGAAGTATAACTTCGACAGCGTCGTCACCTTCGGCATCCTGAGCAGGGCCAAAGTCCATACCCTCATACATAAGACAATGCTCCTCTGCGGTTATGCTTGAGCTTTGTGTTTGGCTTGCGTGGACTTCTACGGTTACCTGCGAACTATTTATAAAGCCTGTCAGCCCGTGCAAATGACTAATGTTCGCCGTAAAGTTGGAGGCACTCATAATATGCCTGTTCTGCCAGTTAAAAGCAGGCACTATTATGTCCGTCCCCTGAACACCTTCGCCGTCGAAGTTTATAAGCCCGTCAGCCTCACTGTAAGTCGTTCCGCTTGTCGATATGGTAGATATGGCGTTATTTACATGCCGAGTATCGCCTCGTGTTGTTCCGCTTGACTCAGTATCACCTATGGTAACATTAAGCCTCGGCGATCTGTCGGCTGGCTGTCTCGTTCCATAAGTCGCCCTACAGTCCCATATACCATCGCCGTCCTCTACAGACTCATCGGTTACCTGCACATTAGTCAAAGGAAATCCGTCATAGCTGCTGTTGAGAAAGTCACCGAAAGAGTCTAATATAGTGCTTAAACTGTCAGTGCCGAACCCTTTATATAAAAGTTCACGATAACGCCGTTGTCCGAAACCGCCCTCCCAGTTGCTAACCGGGATGAACCAGCAGCCGTTATATTTAGTATATCCTGAACTAAAGTCAGTCATTATTAACTCCCGTAAACCATACTGCCGCTATCTTCTGAGCGGCGTATTAACTGTCTTGTGTTCTCGGCGATAGTTCGTGTGTTCTTCTCTATCTGCTGCTCCGTGCGGTTACCTACCATCCTGCCTAAAGCGTACGGCCCGACAGCACCGACTCCGGCTTGACGGACACGCTGGACATCCATCATTCCTATTAGCTCTTGTATTTCCTTTTTCTGCTCCTCGAATGTCGGTACTTCCATACCGTCAAGTAAGTCTTTGACTGTCTGAAGCGTCTTTATAGCCTCTTGTCGTTCTTCAAGTAATTGTTTGATACGCTCTTTATGTGCTTCTTCGTTTGCATCCATTAGCTGCTTTTTAAGTTGGTCGATTTGCCGTCTTTGCTTTTCAAACTCCTCCTCAAGCAGTTTTCTTTGATAACTATAAAGCGGATCTATGTCTCGCATTCTCTCTAAGTGATATTCGTCGAGCATTTTATTAAGAGCGTCAAAGTCCTCTACGCCCGGAGCTATTAACTCACCTAAACCCGGAACTTTCTCAGCTATCCAAGACAGTCGCCTCGACATCCGCCACCAAGCATCCTCCCATGCCGCACTCCAGCCTGCAGAAGCTATATTGGTTGTTTTCATAATATATTCTGCCATATGAGTCCAGGCCCTGTTCATTCTACGCTGCCCCTCAAGCGTCAGTTGTGTCAGGTGATGCCATACGCCCTCCCAACCCATCTTTATGTCAGCAAAAGCAACCTGAGCTGAGTTAGCGAATAAATCCCATGCCGCCTTAAAGTCACCTACTACAAATGCTTTTGCTAAATATCCTAAAAAGTCCCTTAGATAATTACCCGCCGACTGTAAGACATTACTCACCCATTCAATAGAGCCACCGAGTTTAACGAACCCCGCCGCAACGGTTGCAACGGCTATAACTTTCCAGCTTAATATAGCCTTTAACGCTCCGAGTATTCCCAGCAGTGCCTTAGCAGGGACTATCATTATGCCTAAACTCCAAGCGGCTATCTTAAACGCACCGCCGACAGCCATTAAAGCACCACCAATGCCTAACAAAGCAGTGCTCGAAAGCCCCGCTATGTGTATCATGTCATGGTTGTCTTTTATCCAATCTCTGGCGGCACTGGTAATTTTAACCATAGAATAAGTTACTCTGGTTATCGCCGGTTCAAGCGAACTGCCTACCTCAACATACAAACTCCGCATAGCATATCTTACTAAAGTAAGAGCGTCCCTCTGTCTTGCGGCGGCGTCGGCCTGTTCCTGAGTTACCACCAAGCCATACTCACGGGCCGTTTCCATTAACTGCTCGTAGTTGTCTATTAAAGGTAATATCTGTTGTCCGCTCCTGCCTAAAAGCCTTTGAGCAATAGCCGCCCGTCGTGACTCGTCAGCTACGCCTCCAAGTCGTGTTAAGATAAGTTCAAACTGCTCCTCTGGAGCCTGCCCTCTTATGTCATCAAGGGCAATACCCAAGTCCTCAAAGCCGTAAGCGGCGGTAGTCAAACCTCTTTCAAAGTCGTAAATTGACGCTGCCATCCGGCGAAAGATACGCTCTAAATTATCTAAAGAACCGCCGCTGCGCTGTGCAGCGAAGTCCATTTTAGACAGCCATTCAACAGAAGCACCCGTCCGCTGGTTGAGCTTTTCCAGCCTGTCCCCAGTCTGCATAAAACTCCTTGACATACCAGCCAGAACACCGCCGATAGCAACGCCGGCCATCATAAACCGACGGCCAATACCCATTAACCTGTCACCGAATGCACTTAGTTGATACTGTGCACGGCGAAGCCCTCTTAATAGCTGGCTCTTGTCGGCGTGAAGTTCAACAACAGCACGCCCCGCCCTTATGCCTCTTGCTTGTGCCATATCGTTTATTCCTTTGCTCAACAACCTGGTGCGTTATCGGCAGCTCTTTCATTTTATTGGTTACTGTCTTTTTCAAAATATGATAGTCGTGTAATACCAAATTCCCGTTGCGAAACAGATACCCCCATTGTGCAGGACTTATATCGGTAAAGCATTCAGGGACAAACCGTGGCCGCTCAAATCTGCTTTCTATCGGCTTTGTCCGTTCCATGATAAGGTACTTGCCTTTTAACCAGCATCTTGCGATCCATCCCGGCCATAGTTTCGCAAGCCGCCTGCCGTTTTCGTACTCACGCTTATTAGCGTCATCGTTTCGCCTGTTGCGGCCTTTGGCGTTCAAAACCTTGACTACATAGTTAGGGTCTTTGCTGTACACAAACACATCACGAGTAGAGCCGCTTCCTAAAAACTCACCTAACATAGTCAGCCTTTCATAAAAGCCCGGCAAGCATCTACAGAGCCCTTTTCCGACTTCTCATAAAACGGATGAAAGTCAGAAACATCCGTCCGTTTAGCGTCATTTTTCTTCATGTGCGGCACGGCGTTAATGTGCATCAAGCTTGCCGTATGGTTCCAGCTTTCATTCTGCTTGGCCTCTGCCATAGTCAAAAGCTCCCAGTAAGTAAACGGCGACGGGTCAAGCCCCAGAATCCCCGCTAATCGGTAGATTGCAGTCCAGAAAGCTCCTTCGCTATCACACTTTGCACATCTATCGAGTCTATTTTGGCTTCTGCCTGCTTTTGAGCTTCGCTTAGAATCGCCTGCATCTTGCCCACCGCCTTTGCATTTGCGGCAAGGCCGCGGGCCGTGAAAAAAAGCTGCAATTCATTAACCAAAGCCTCCTGTGCCTTGCCAAGCACATCACCGCCTACCGCCTCGGCAAAGTCTTCCTCCGTTACGGCCTGCTGTTCGGCCTGTCTGGATATAATGTTCCAGATAACCGCAACCATAAAGATAGGATCGGTGTATAGCTTGGTAATGAAACTGTCGTCTTCGACGGATATGTCAAGTTCTGCTTTTATCCGTTTGAGAGCACCTATAGTAAGGTTAAGCTCCCACCTGCGTTGCTGCGTGTCGGTAAAGTATTGCATTACTTAGTCTCCCAGTTGCCGCCGTGGTAATGCTGAGCGGTAAACTCAACAGTAACAACATCTTGTAGCGGCTGACTTATATTGAAACCGGTAACGGTAAAGTTGCCCTCTGCCCCTTCTGAACCTGTTTCAAGCTTGTTACTAAGAGCCGCCATAGTGACTATAGAGCCCTCAAGATAAGCGTCCCTTAAAGCTTCAAATGCGTCATTCGAAGCAGCATCTACATTCACAGTTCCGGTAATCTCTATGTTTTTAGATGTTTTGCGGTTTCGCTCGGCCCTGCTCGACCTATCCGAAAAACTGGCTTGGTCAGAGGACATTGTTACAGTAACCTCATCTACAGTTTTAAGCTCATTGTCAGCCGAGTATGTCGCCAGCGTATCAGCGTCACCGGCCTCGACTACATATAAGCCGCCTTCCTGTCCTATTTTATAATCAGGCATAATTTAGCTCCTTATAATTCAGTGCCTTCGACTTCATACCATTTATAATTCGCCTCTTGGTCGTCATCTTCCCAGTGATACAGCATAGCCGTAAAGTCTATAGTCTGGCCGTCCGTCAAAGGCTGGTTGTGCACCAGTTCAGTAACTTCAAAGTTGCCTAAAACGCCTTTCGTGGCGATAGTTCCGGACGGAGCCGTTGCGTCGTGCTTAGCAGTAAGCACCGCTATAGTAACTACCTCATTATTGGTGTAGGAATCCATCAAATCCTGCAAAGCACCAGTGCTGGTAGTGCCCTCTTTGTAAGTAATGGTTCCCGAAACCTCACACGACTGAGTAGCCTGTCTATTCTTGGTATATGACGACTCTCTGTTATTTATCTCGGCGGATGTGCTGTCCATGTCAACATCGACATCCTCGACTACCTCAAGCTCCACTAATGCATCCGGTAGCTGAACAGTCTCGGCAGTGTCAGCCGTTTTGATATACAGCCCGCCTTCTTTACCTATCCAATATTTCGGCATCGTTTTGCTCCTTATTCAACGCCTCTAATTCTTCTTCATTGCCTATTTTTGCAGTGCCCTTTATTGAGTAATGCCTCGGCCCCTTTAGTTTCTTTTTACCAACTAAAGCAACTTCACCGGAGCCAACCCAAATAACACCTTTATCTGTTCTCATTTATAAGTTCTCCTTTCAGCCGCACGCCATACCTGTCGCTGTCTTTGCGGCTTCAGTTCGTCACGGGCAGCGTTACGCATATACGACCGCTCCCGATAAAAGCCGGGATGTAAAATGCCCCTGTCCGCGTAATCGCTGTACTGCCTTTTTAATCTGGCCACACCGCCGTATTCCAGCAGCTCAGGAACGGTAAAGTTCGACCACGGCTGCCACTTAAATAAAAGCGGCCCGACAACTACGGAATGCTCCGACCTGTCGAATGCGTATCTAATCTGTCTTAACCCTCGGTTGCCCTTTGAAACGGGAGCACCTTCTTTGCCGGACTGGAGCCTACGCCTTGCGTTGCGTCTTATATTCATACCCTGAAAACGCAGGTAATGATAAGTCAGCTTATCCAGCCTCCGCCTTACATGCGGTGAGTTGAAGTTAGCAAATTGTTTTAAGTTCAAATTAAACACGATAAGTTAGCGAAACTACTCCTATGTACTGGTTTAACCTATTAGCTGAATTCGAACCGCTCACAGTGCCGTATTCAACTTCCATACATATCGCGTAATATGGCGGCTCTAAGTCCACCGTATGGCCGGTAAAGTGATCAGCAATAGCCTCAAGCGTGCTCACCATGTCATCAGCCTCGTCAACAGTTAATTGAACGAACCTCTTTACAAGCTGTATCTGTATTTGAGGTGACTTAACATGCCCGCTTCTGTCCTGCCGGGTAATCTCCGCTAAAGAGGTATAAACATTGGCATAGCTTGTATTAAATTCAAGCTCATCAATGTTATACACCGGCTCCCATGTTCTATTGACAACATCAATACCTAAAGTCTCGGCGTTGTCGGTAAGCTCGGTATGCACGCCTTTTGCAATATCAACTAACATCTTTACCTATCCTCTTTGTGTGGACTCTTATACCTGCCCCGCTTTCACGCCAGACTACATTGTTATTATCCGGCAATGCCTGGTATGCGGTGTTCTCGCAGTCAACAATTAAGTCACCCCTTTGAGGTGAATCAAAGTAATGCTCAAACTCCGAAGCGTTAAATATCCAGTCAATGCCAGACCATGTAGTCATAGTGTCGGCCTCGGTTAATGCGGACTTTTCATATTGCCCGCGATAGGCGGTAAGCTCGGCGGAGTCATTGCCCCGCCGAACTTCCACCTTTTCGCCCGCTGCCTCACGCAGTATGCAGTTTAAAGTAACGGCACTTTCGCGTAACATTAAAATGCAATCTCCATTTTTGGTTTGGCTACATCCGTTGTCTCGTTGTTGGCGTGGTGGCCTACAACGGCAAGACGGATATATTTCCCGACATCGTTAGGAAGCTTTGCGGTTTTAGTTTCAGCGTCAGCCGCGTTGCCGGTGTTTCCGGTTTGCACGACAACGCCCTCTAAAATAGTGTCCCATGAAGAATCGTCATCGCTCGACTGAATATTGTAGCTCAGTGTCTCGCCGTCTACGAGCTTTGACGCCGGTGTAGAGGTAGAGCCCTCAAACTCAGGAGCTGCTATAGCCACCTCAACATCAGCTAAAAAAGCGTTGTTGACATAATCTTCGCGTATCTTAATTGAGTCGGTAGTAGTGGTGTTAGTGCCGCTTGCTTGATGTGCAGCCCATTCACCATCAACTACCAACTTCGCGTCTCTTCTTTTATAACTCATTGTTAATCTCCTTATGCAGCTTCGTCGTTATTAATAGAGTCGGTTACAGCTATCGGAACGCCGCCAACGCTGTCCGGTATCGGTGCAGGTGCACCTGTTGCGTTTGTTGCCTGGCGGCTCTCACGCAGCAGTTGCAGACTACGGGGATTCATTAGCAGGACATCCGGCTGTACACCGGCGGGGAACTGAAACAGAAGCTCGTAAATCAAATCGTCTGTAAGTTCATGGCCGCTTGTGGTATCAACATTTTTAATCCTGCCGACTGAGTAAACAGATCCAACCTGAACGCCTATCCGGGCAAGAATCTCCTGAATATAAGAAGTCATCGGCTGGTTGTTCTCGCCGTTCATCTGTTGGGTTGTTACATCGGTTAGCTCAAATGTCCCGTTGCGGCCTATGACCCACTGGACATCTTTATTGCCCCATTTAACAGCCCATACACTGGATCGGTTTGTCGAACCACCGGCGTCAACTTCCATGTTGGCAGCGTCGTAAACATCAAGTAAGCCTGGACTGCCTTTAGAGCCGCCGGAAGCTGCACGGCCATAATAGAACTGGCGACCCAGCTGCTGCATAGCTCCCTCAGTTATAGCCTCAGCCTCTTCTGCAATATAGGCGACAGGCCCGTCTTCAGAATCATCCGCTACCGCCTTGTCACAAACCCACTTAGGATTGAAAATAAATGTTTCTATCCTGCGGTTTTCGATTTTCTGCTTACCCGGCGTAGAACCGTCGTTGGCGTCACGCCAGTAGTCACCTCCGGGCAAACCGACTCTTATTTTAGTTTTATAGCTTGTGCCGCTAATAGTTCTTGCGGCGGCTATCCGCACTTCCGGCGTGGCTTTTGAAGTCTCGTCAATAAGACCTACCAGCTCGTCAGTGCCTGTTCTTTTTGCAATGTCTAACATTGTTGGATATGACATCGTTATTGCTCCTTATTTAGCTTCTTTTTAAGTGCTTCGCGGAACAGCCTCTGGTTATCACTTAACCCATCCTTAACAGGTGTGACTTTTTCGGCTTCCGCTTCGGAAACAGGCGACTCGCCCATCTCCATAGATTCGAGCTTCTTGCAAAGCTCCTCGTTCTGCTTTCGCAACTGCCCGACATAAAGCACAAGAGCGTCTGTAAAGCTGAAACCGTCGGCATAGAACTTTGCTCCCTGTTCATCACCGAAAGTTTCCATAAAGAACTTCAATTCGCTCCTGTCGTCGAGTTGCTCGGCAGTCGGCTCATCATCTACGCCTTCGACATCAACGGCCTCGGCCTCTGTGTCCGGCTCAGATTCAACGCCAGCTTCAACGGCATCCGCCTCAGCTTCTAATTCAGTTTCAACGCCTTCCGGCTCCACTTTCTTTTCTTCATTTTTCATTTCAGTAGTCTCCATAAAATTAACTTTTATCTCTTTATTCTCATCTTTGAATTGTGTGGATGTATTCCTATCAGCACCGTAAGGACAGACGGCGATGCCCCTTAACGGCCACTGTCTAAAAATGGTTGCCGGCCCGTCTAAGTCATAGCCGTTTACATAGGCGGTGCTTCCCTCCGGCACTTGCTCAATCACTATCCCGTCCCCGCCGAATGAAATAGACGCCTCATACGGAACTCCGGCGTTTGCCTTATCAATTACCTCTTGAGCCTTATCCGTAGCGGAGGTAGGCGTAAGTGCACCGTGAACCGTCAAGCCGTTCTCGTCGGTGTTGAATTTGTTTGCATAGCCCAAAATAGTGTTTGAATCGTGGGCGTAGTCTATAGGAAGCTTAGCTTTGTGCATGTTAAGCCCATCCATATCGTGAACCGCTTTACCCCAAAACCAATGCTCTATAGGCTGAGCCGTCCTTGCCATCATCTTGAAGGGAACGCTTTTAGCCCCCTCGCCGTTTGAGCGAAACTCAAATTGGCCTTCAAAATGGCACGCCTTTGCCGGTATCTGTTTACTGTTCATTATTGACTCCTAAATTGTCCATTAACTCTTTTTCTTTCTGTAATTGTTTTATAATCTCGTGGAAATCACGCCCCTGTGACTTGAGTATTTCCTCCCGTGAAGCCAGCCCGTAATCTATCGCCAGTGTGTTTGCCTTCACCTCTTTGAGCGGGTCAATCCACGGAACACCCGTAGCTATCCATTCCCATTTAATATCCTGCCAGCTCATGCGGTCAGGAAGCTCAAGCTCGCCCGCTAAGTAGTCTTTGTAGAGCCTCCAGTTAGTGAGCTTATTTAAAATCTCCCGTAAGCCCTCTCGCTTGCCGTTTGCAGACTTTTCATATTGCAGCCACGCCTGCCGCTGGCCTGAATAGTTGGTGTGAGCTTCGTCAAAGAATGAATAAGGAATGTCCAGCCCTTTAAGTGCCAGCATTGTCATCTTCTCTGAAAAGTTCTGGAACTCCTGAGAAGGGTTGCGACTCTCTACGACATCCATTTTTTCGCCCTCGGCCAAGTCCACATGGAACGGCCCGCCGGTAACTTTAAGTGGTGGAGCGTCCTGATTTTCTTCCTCATTTTCGGCGTCAAAATCAGTACCAAACGCCTGGTGACTCTCGCGGTAGGTAACCAGCCCGAATATCTGAGCAACTTTCATCTTAGCCAGTGCGTATTCGTGGCTTTCATACAAGTCACTCATTGCGTTAATACATGAAGAAAGAGGCGTTATCCCCCGCCACTGATCCAACCTTGTATAATATGCCCTGTGAAGCAGATACTCCCAGCGAACCATCCGCTCATATTCAAACGAAAGTATCTTGCCTCGTTTATGAACAGCGGCGTATCTCGGCGTTGTGTTCCTGAATCCTATACCGTGAATCCAGTCTAGCTCTTTATACCTTTGCGGTATTTCACCTCGGCGAGGAGTCTTTATCCTGTCACCCTCTATGCCCTGAACCCTGCCGTCCTTTAACATTAAGACAAAAGCGTCGCCGTCAATTACAGAGCATGTTTCTAGCAAACGAATGAACCTGCTCATACTCAGCTTTGAGTTAAAAGAGAAGTTTTCAGCCCTGCACCACCGCTTCGCCCATTGGCTTAAATACTCATTAAAGCCGTCGTCTTCGGTGGTAGGCATGAAGTTAAAGCTTGACACATAATCAAGGTGTTTATTTATCGCCCACGCCGCCAGAGAGTAGTTACGGTTAGCTTCTCTGGCTCGCGTTAAGAGCTTGGCTCTTTCGTGCGGCTTTAGTGTCTTATCCTCGCTTTTTAGCTGGATAGGTATCATCCTGCGATTCTTTGACGACTTGGCCGCGTCGTAACCGAATTTATGTAATAATCCTTTTATCATAGCAGCCTCAACTTAAATCAATCCTTCGAACCTCCGGCCTGTCACCCTTTTGCAATGCAACTTTCCGCTCCCATTTAGCGTGCTTCTTTTCCAAGTCCCCAAAAGTCACACTCTGGCCGTCAACGGTGATCCGTTGCTTACCGCCTGCCTTATGAAGTAAGTCTGCATAATACTGTAGCATCTTGTCTGCCTGAGTCATTTTTGCCCCCAAATAAAAAAGCCCTGTCCGGCATGCTATAAAGCACACAAGACAGGGCTTCGTTTGTTACGATTGTCCCTGAAGGAACTATTTAATTTTTAATTATTTATTTTTGCCGTTTTTCCGGTTTTACGGACTCTTCAACGCTGGCGTTCACATAAACGCCATCATGGATATTGAACTGGACTTTACCGTGAAAGCCCGCTAAATGAGCGGCAAGCTGGTTGCCCACTAGGTTTACAAGGTCTTTCTTTTCTTTTTGCGATAACTCTTTCATGCAAGCTGCCTCACCCTTCTTTTACGAACCCTGCGAACCCCGACAGGCTGGCGAACCACCTGAACGCCTACCATTGAAGCGGCGGCACCGCAGCCGGTTATACAGTCAAACCAGTGGTTATCCGGCTTTGACGGCGGCAGCTTCCATTCGTCAACTTTGCGGCCTCGGCCCTCGGTTCTGATTCTAAACTCCGCCGCCAAATGCTCCGCCAACAACCTATGCCTGCCGGGTTTGCCACCGAATAAGCTTAAACATTTAGCGTCCCCCATTGCCGTTTTAAGACACTGATGAACGAATGACTTCCAGTAATTAGTATCTATAACAACATGCCGTAAGGCCCTTCTTGCCGTATTAGCGGGAATCCACCAGTGATGGCCTATTAAATCGCCTCGCTTTTTGTCATATTCTGTGATCGGTTTATTCGCCGCCGTAATACCAAAGCCCTTAGCAGGTCTTAATAAAGATGCGTAAGACGACTGCCTGCAAAACTGGTGAATCAAATCAGCTTTATACCCCTGGTCAATTAAGCATTTATCTACATGCATCGCCGAGCCGTCTGTTCTTGTGTATTCACGCCCTAATATGTAATGTGTTAAATCAGACAATCCGGAATAGATAGACCCGTCCACCCCTTTGCCCGGGTTTATCTGCTGTAGAGTCCTGACGGCGTTACGCATTGAGAAGTAACTCCTGCCCTGGTCCGGAAATACGCCATAGTCTATCACATACCAGCAAAAGCTCGGCTCGAACGCACACACAGCGTAATACAAAAGAGTATCATGAACATCAATATAAGCCGTTATGTTATCGCATTTTTCAGGAACGCTCAGCTTTGGGGTATTGTTGGTTTTCTCAGCCACCTCATCGGCAGTCATTATAGCAACTTCCGGGTCTTTCTCATCGTCTGCCAAAGGTGTGTTTTGATGCTCAGCCCAGAATACATCCTCATTCTCAAACTTTAGCTGCATAGCGTATTCAATAGCAGATACGGCTTTGTCTTTTTCATACCCCTCACTCCAGCTTACCTTAGCTCCTTTGTCCATCGCCTCCCTGTTGGCAAGGTAAAAGTCAGTAGCAGGCTTGTCGCCGGACTTGGACTTTAACTGCTGCGATAAATACAAACCTCCGTACTCATCCCATAGCTTCTGGTTGTCAGGGAACTGCTCAACTCGCTTAGTCTTTTTGCCGTGAAACTCAGGGCTTTTCTTTTCGTCAAGTATCCTGTCTGACAAGTCACCCGGCGTTATCACAGTACACGGCACTAAAATAGATATTGAGTCATCTACCGACTTTAAGCCCTTAATAGCTCCGGTTAATAATTTATACCTTGTCCTTGTCTGCGAGGAACTTGCCGCCGACTCGTCAGTCTGAGGATCGTCACAGATAACCAAAGACGGCCTGAGCTGGTTACCGTCCCTGTCGGTTTCATTAGCACCGCGATAACCTCCGGTAATACCCGCAACCTTAATAACCGCCCCTGAACTCAATGAACCGTCAACAGTGGGCAATACCAGCTTGTTCCGCGTCATAGTGATATTTGTCTGCTGGCCGTCTAATCTCTGTCCGTTGCAACGCCTGCTCTCACCTTCTAACATCCTGATAGGCCAGACAGCCTTCCAGAAGTCAGGAACTAATTTGTCGTTTACCTCAAACTGTGCAACTATGCTCTCCAAGTTGTCAACAGCCTCTTCTTTGTTAGCGGATATTAAGTACACAAACTTATGCAACCCGGCAAGTATCGCCCACTGAACCGCTACCCTGCAAAGAGTAGTCTTGCCGTAACCCCGCGGCATAGCTAATGCCAGCATTCCACCCTTAAGTACAATTCGCTCAATATCCGCTATCGCCTCTAAGTGAGCGTCGCTCCAGCCCAAATAGAATAAGTGCAGGTAGTAAGTTTCACAAAAGAACTTAAAGTCCTTCGAGGCTCGCTCGACACGCTCAGCGTCAACCTGCCCGTCATATTCACAAGGCCCTATCTCTTGCCCGGCAGCGGTAACTTCACGCCGACGCCTGGCGACATTTACCTTATGCAAATCATATTCTTTTGTAGCCAATTCAGCCATATCAACTCACATTATAACACAAGTGTTTATTTTTTGCAACACCGTGTTTATTTAAGTAAACATTAGCCCGCTCCGTGAC